CATTAAGGGTTTCGACATCCCGCCGAGCATCAGGGTCAACTCTGTGTTCGTTCCAATTATCACAAAACGCTTTGGAGATTTGTCCAACGTGTTCCTCAAATAATTCACCATCTTTCCATGCTTGGCTAAACTCAAGTTCATCAGCCGTACACTGGTAAACATTTTGAAGGTGGTCTAGCAGTTCGTTGATTCCCATAAAAAAAGCTGTCTCGCTGTTAGAAGTGCCAACGGTTGTTGTGTAGAAATAAGTCATTTGCTTGGCCTCCGTGGTTGGCGGGGGCTTTCGCCCCCTGTTGTTATGCTGTTGCTCTAATTGCGGCAATCTCTCTCGCGACATTCAAACGCTTTTGCAAATCTTTGATAACCTTTGGCGATGTGCCAGCGGGATGTGGGTTTTGAATTTCACGCTGTATTTCGTGTGGCAGTACACGCAAAGCACGTTGCAGTGATTCTGGGTTTGCAATCAACAGTTCTCTGTATTTTTTAACGCTAATCATTTTGGTTTCTCCGTGGTTGTTTATTTAACTTACCTTACTAATATAGGGGTATTGTTTACCCATGTCAACACAAAAAAGCAAAAAAAGGGAAAAAAATTGAAAAAAAAGTAAAATGACGGTAGATGTTGTCCATTGGTCAATATTGATGTATTATCAGACAAACAGGAGTTGCTTATGCCGATACCTAAACCTAGTTCTGGTGAAAGTGAGTCCGATTTTATGTCAAGGTGCATGGAAGATACCACCATGCAAGCTGAGTATTCCCAACGCGACCAGCGGGTTGCTGTTTGTCTTAGCAGTTTTCGTGAGGGTGGCAAAAAGGATACTGACATGGATGTAGATTACGAGGACGAAGTTCTGGACGAAGTAAAGTTCGTTGAAAACGGTCAAATAGATTTTCATTGTGATTTTGAAGTCAAAGAAGAACACGATGATGAGAGCAAGGGTATGTTCTCTGGATATGCGTCAGTATTCGGCAATAAAGATTTAGGCAATGATGTTATGCAAGCAGGGGCGTTCCGTAAGTCCTTGCGTACCAAAGGCGCACGAAAGATTAAAATGCTATTCCAGCATAAGGCGGATGAGCCTATCGGCGTTTACACAAGAATTAAAGAAGATGCCAACGGTCTGTATGTAGAAGGCAAGATTGCTATGCAGACACAGAAAGGCCGTGAGGTATATGAGCTAATGAAGATGGGTGCGATTGATGGCCTGTCTGTTGGCTACAGAGTTGATGCGAAGGGCTACCATTATGATGAACGTGGCAAAAGGCGTGTTCTCAAAGAAGTAGACCTTATGGAAATTTCTGCCGTCACTTTCCCAATGAATCCCAAAGCGAGGATTTCTGCGGTGAAGGCTGAGGACAGAACGGTTCGTGATTGGGAGACATTCCTTCGGGATGAAGGCGGTCTATCAAGAAGCGAATCAAAAGTAGCGGCATCCGCCGTGACAAAGGCTTTAGACCAGCGTGAGGTTGGCGATGAGCAATCTGAGGTAATGGAATCCATTGCCAAACTTACCACAATCCTAAAAGGAGACTGATGATGTCTGATGATGTCAAAACCGCAGTCGAGGGAATCGCGGTAGCCTTTGAAGAATTCAAGGCGACCAATGATGCTCGCTTGGCTGAAATTGAAAAAAAGGGTAGTTCAGACCCTTTAGTTGAGGAAAAGCTCAAGAATATTGAGGCAGACCTTGACCGCTTTGAGGATATCAACCAAAAGCTGACACTTGCTCAAGAGCAAACAAAGCAGATGGGTGAGAAGCTAGAAAGCATGGAAGCTATGTTAAAGCGTCCTGAATCTGGTCTGGATACAAACGCTGTTGATGCAGAAATCAAATTGTTTGATAAATGGATGCGTCATGGTGAGAAAGGCATGGAGCCTGATGAAGTAAAGGCACTCACAGTCAGTGATGATTCACAGGCTGGTTTCCTTGCTCCGCCAGAGTATGTCAATGAGTTAATTAAGACCATCACGGAAATTTCACCGATGCGTCAAATTGCTCGGGTTCGTGCTACAACTCAAAAGTCCATCCAGATGCCATCTCGTACAGCAACCTTCTCTGCCGCTTGGGTGTCAGAGCAAGGCACACGTTCTGAGACAACTGGTTACACAACTCAGCTTGAGGAAATCCCAACACATGAGCAATATGCTCTCGTTGATATTTCATCACAAATGCTTGAGGATTCTGTGTTTAACCTTGAGGCAGAGATGAACAGTGAGTTTGCCACACAGTTTGCCAAGAATGAAGGTAATGCTTTCATTGCTGGTAATTCAGTGGGCAAGCCAGAAGGCGTCACAACCAACAGCGATGTTGGTACAACAAACTCTGGTTCTGGAACAGCTTTGACAGGTGATGGATTGATTGGCTTGGTGCATGACATCAAGAGTGAGTATGGCAGAAATGCTACATTCATCTTCAATCGTTCAACATTGGCGGATATTCGCAAGTTGAAGGATACTGCTGGTCAGTATGTATTCCAAGCTGGAATGATGCTCACTGCTGGTGTTCCAAACACAATCCTTGGCTATCCATACGTTGAAATGCCAGATATGCCAGATGTAGCTTCTTCAGCGAAGCCAGTTGCATTTGGTGACTTTAGCCGTGGTTACATGATTGTTGACCGTGTAGCACTTAGCATCTTGCGTGACCCATTCACACAAGCCACAAGTGGTAACGTCCGTTATGTAGCTAGAGCAAGAGTGGGTGGTCAGGTCGTATTGGCTGAAGCCCTCCGCACTCAAACCATTAGCGCATAAGGGAGAGTCAAATGAAAGACTTAACAAACTCCATTAGTCCAGCGGTTTCACTGGCGGCGGCTGTCCGTTCTGCGGCGGCTAACGGCACAGGTGTTGATTTGCAGGGCTATGAATCAGCAACCGTTCTTGTGGATGTTGGTGCAGAAGGTGATACACTTTCATCTTCAGTGCATTTTGAGATTTCATTGGAAGAATCTGATGATGATTCAACATACACAGATGTGGCGCAAGCAGACATCATTGATGGAACAATCGCTTCTGGCGGTATTTTTCTCAAGTTGGATGGCACTGCTGGCGGCAACCCAGATACGGCAGGCGGAATCTTCCGTGTGGGCTATCGTGGAAGCAAGCGGTATATCCGCGTTGTGATTGCGAAAACAGGCACACACTCTAACGGTACGCCTATCGGTGCAATGGTTCTAAGAGGTCATGCTCGTCATACTGGCGACAACGCCTTTACTGCACATAACGCTTAAAAAATCAGGGGCATCTCTTTCGGGGGATGCCTCTTTTCAAGATAGGAGCATCATATGGCAATAGTTATGACACATTCAGCTAAGGGTTCTGCCAATATGTATGGCAGTGAAACAAGAATGTATGAAGCTGGTGAACAGTTAGTCACAGATGCGCCTTGGCAACAAGCTCTGGCAGATAATTTTATCGCGGCTGGGCTGGCAAGAGATACCAAGACGGTACAACCTACCGAAACCAAAGAAGTGGCTACTGAGGCGGCTGATAGCGGCGTTACAGCCACAATTAAAAAAGCAGTTACACCCAATCGGGGTAAGGCTACAAAATCCAGCGAATAAATTCAGGAGAGCTAGATGACCGATAGAGGCATAGATAGCTCTCTTGTCACCGCGTTTAGTGGTGATGTAATAAGGCCATTTTTCGCAGTAAAGTTTGAGTTTGCTGGTGGCGATGCCCTATACTGGTCAGGCGTTGGCGATAAAGTCATAAATTCTGAAACTTACTTAGGGGCGGGGGATATAATTGCCTTTGCTCCACAAACAGAATCAGCCAATTTAGAGGCTAATGGAGTAAATATAACCATCAATGGTATAGATTCAGCTAATATAGCAACCGCATTAACAGACAATTATCAAGGCCGTAATGTAACCATCATAATGGGTATTCTTGGTGAAGACCAGAGCGTCACAGCCACATATACCCTGTTCAAAGGCTTGATGGATACTATGACCATCTCTGATGATGGCAACTACTGCAATATATCTATTCAAGCTGAAAACATACTGATAGGCATGAATCGAAATAAGGTTGCGAGATACACGCCATCTGACCATGAAGCTGTTGTTGCCGCAAGGGGCGAAGCACTTGATAAGGGTTTTAGGTTTGTTCCAACCCTTCAAGATAAATCTATACGATGGGGTCGATAGATGGCGATTATTGGCAGTATTGGCAAGATAATAAATAATACCATCAGTAATGTCGGCAAGATATTAAGTGACCCTGCATCACTTGCCACTATCGCATTGATGGCATGGATTAACCCGATTGGCACTTTGGGTTATCTAGCAAGCGCGGCTGTTTATACGGCTGGGATGGCGGCTATGAACGCCCTTGCTCCAACGCCACAGATACCAGATTTAGGCGGGCTGAATACCAATGCTTATGTCAGTGAGGCTACAGGCAGAGTCCAAACTATCAGACAACCAGCGCAAGCAAAAAGGGTTGTTTACGGTACTGTAAGGGCGGGGGGAGTTATCACATATATTGGCACAGAGGGGTCAAAAAATAAATTTCTCCATGTTTTAGTTACCTTCACAGGACATCCAATCCATAGCTTTGCATCTTTTCGTGTGGATGATAAGGACGTAACACTTTCTGGCAATGATGTCGTTGCGCCAGCTAGGTTTATCAAAGATGGAACGAGACTTGTCAAAATTTATACTAGACTTGGCAATTTCAATCAGGCGGCTCATACAACACTCACAAATGTTTTTGGTAATTTCACCGCAGAGTTCAAACAAAGTGGATGTGCAAATGCACATTGTCGATTTGAATTTGATGATGAGGCGTACCCAAACGGTCTGCCAAATATAACGGCAGTCATTAATGGGGTGACAAATATATTTGACCCAAGAACCTCTACTTCAGGATTCACAAGAAATTCAGCTTTATGTATCAGAGACTACCTTACAAACACTGAATATGGCATGGGTCTTTCAGCATCAGAAATTGATGACACTTCTTTTATTCAAGCGGCTAATGATTGTGAAGACCAGATGAATCTTGGCAACGGAGGAACCGAGAATAGATATGAAACAAACGGCTCATTCACTGTTGATAAAAGCCATAAACAGATAATAACTGAGCTTCTTAGTGCTTGCGCTGGGGTTCTTACATATCAAAATGGAAAGTTTAGCCTCAAAGTCGGCAAAGCAGTGCCGAGTTATTCAGTATCATTGAATGAAGATGATTTTCTTTCTGCCGTGGATGTGAGAACCAAAACATCAATAGGAGAGCAGTATAATCAGGTGAAGGGTACGTTTACAACGCCGTTTAATAATACATTTTTGCCAACTGATTATCCACCTGTCACTTCTGCCACGTTCCTTTCTGAAGATAACGGCATAGCAAGAACGCTTGATTTGCCAGCCCCATTCACTACAAGTCAAACAATGGCACAAAGGCTTGCTAAGATAGCTTTGTATAGAAGCAGACAGCAAATCACCATCACATCAACATTTTCTCTCAAGGCTTTCAATTTGAAGGCTGGGGATGTTGTGGCGGTGACATTTGATAGGTTTGGGTTCACCAATAAGCTGTTTGAAGTAGCATCTTGGACGCTTACCCCAATAGCGACTGAGACACTCGGTGTTGAGATGATGTTGCGTGAATATAATAATAATGTTTACTCTTGGTTAGCGGCAGATGATGAAGGTATTTTTGAGCTTGATAATTCAACCCTACCAGACCCATTCAGTATTTTGCCGCCATCACTTGAGGTTTCTCAAGAAGTTCAAACCATAAATCAAAAAGCAACAACGGTCATTGTTGCCAAAGTCACTGCGCGAGATTTATATTCCACGACTTTTGAGGTGGATGTTCAAAGGCAGTCATCAAGTGGGGTGGCGGTGACTGAGGATGTTATTTCATTAGGTAGAAGCTCAAGCCAGAGATTTGAATATGCTGATGTAGAAACAGGGGATGTTTGGAAAGTAAGAGCAAGGTCACGCTCAAATCTAGGCACATTCTCAACTTTTGTTTCAGAAGAAATCACGATACTCGGCAAGAGTGCCATTTCATTCCCAAGCACTGTTTCAGATTTGAAGATTAACTATCAAGGTTCAACGGCTATATTGTCATGGACAGCAATCACAGACCAAGACCTCA